TCAAAAATATTTAGAGAATTCGTTTAAAAATAAGGACGAACGTGGTAATTATGGTCTCGGACACCTCGTGGCAGAAAAATTAAGAAAGGGGTACATGTACGAGTTTGAATTTAATGGTCGGACATTCAATCCAGAATCGGGGTGGAGAATTCAGAAAACGGAATTGGAAAAGTTACGAGACGATGATCGATTATACCCACCTAAAAAAGCGAATGCGAATTTGTATAAGAAGATCTACTTATACGAAAACGAAGGTAAACCGTGTACAGATTTATGGGATGATATTCATGCGATCGGTATGGGTGCGGAATTAAGATTATATCCAACGGCAAAACCCGTGAAGTTGCTCGAACGAATTATTCTCATATCGTCTAACGAAGGGGATATAGTGTTAGATCCAATGTGTGGGAGTGGTACGTGTGCTTTAGCGTGTACAAATACTAACAGAGAATGTATACTCATAGACAAAAACGACGTTTCTCAAATTATAGAAAATAGATTAAAAAATAAGGCAGTTAGAGAATAGGCACGAAATAAGTACAATGGAAGAGAAAAATACACACGTGATTGTAAAAAATCCATGCGGTCCTATTAATATAGGCGTGAATGAGGACAATCCTCCACCCATACCATTAGATGATACAGAGATACCACTGGATGATGTTTTTACAGTGGTTCCTTCTTTTAAAAAATTTAGAGAATGGTTTAAGATGTTATTTTTATTATTTACTCTGTGTTCTATATTTATATTTGCATTTTCACACATGATATATGATGTAATGAACGTGGTATTTTGCCTTTATTGCTGTTATGATATGTTGCAAAACAGACGTCCACATAATATATACATACTTATTCTACATACCGTTTTTTTAATCCTGGGATTGTCGGCTTTTTTTATACTTCATATATGGGGACTTGGTATGTTTTATTCTATATTTACAATAGTGAATATAGCGGGTATTCTCACACGTAAAAAAACACACTTCGATAACACTCTTCCCGTGTGAAGAGAGCCTAAGTTGGTTAAAGTTTAGATAATATGTAATCATAAGAGATGAAATATATCGCATGGGATACAGAGACATCTGGTTTGCCAAGAACCAGACAGAAAGCCACACGTGAGAACGTGAATGCATTTGATACATGTCGCATGGTTTCATTCGCATACGTCGAATACGATTCGAACGGGAAAGAGGGGAATTCATATCACGGTGTCGTGTATCCGGATACATTTCAAGTGGGGGCTACACACGTTCACGGAATTTCACACGAATATGCATTAGAACACGGTGTCCCTTTTGAAAAGATTTATAACAAGATCATTGAATGTATCAAGGTTTCTGGATTTCAACTATTTGTCGCACACAATTCTCCATTCGATGAAAGTGTTTTATTTTCAGAATGTTATCGAAGAGGGTTGGACGTGAAACCCTTTGAAGATATTCATTTTATTTGTTCACTTTACAAATCCAGGGCTATGCTGCCTTCATTGTCTAATCACAAACTGATCACCGTGTATACAGAATTGTTTGGGGAATCATTTGATGGTGCACACGATGCGCTCGTGGATTCGCGCGCATGTGGAGACGTGTATCACAAATTACGTACATATGTACGTGTACTTAAACCCATAGACGTGGATGTGGTGACTTTAAAAGCATCAGACGTAGCGTCCATGATAGGAAGTAATCCATATAAAAAACCACGCGAGATCATAGACGGACTTTGGTTTAAATATTTTCCAAAAACTTTTAAAGGTAGAACAAAGGAACAAGAGGCGGAATATACTATAAGAGCGTGTCCCGCTTCTCAGAAATTATTGGAGGACGTTGAGAAATTTAAGTCTACGTCGTCTAGATCAACAGATCAAAAATTCCGCGCTATTTCCAATCAACTCGAGTCCAAATCAAAGTTAAATGAACGGGAGAGGGCATTGGTCGTAGACCATATGCGCAAGGTTTTGTTTACAAATCACGGCACAGAACACGAGGCAGATACTGCGAATTGTTATGATAATATGATCGAGGATGACACGTTTTACAATATGGATGTTTCTGTATTGGAGGGAACTGTATATCGACTTGTTGGTAAAATTGATAGAATACAAGTGAACGGAGATGGATCTAGGACACTCGTGGAGATTAAGAATAGAGTGAAAGCTTTGTTTAATAATGTACGCGAATACGAGGAAATTCAATGTCAAACATATATGCAGATGCTGGACTTGAAACACTGTAAACTGATTGAACAGCATGACGAAGTAAGAAAAGTACACATGATTGAGAGAGATGATATTAGATGGAAAACCGAGATTTTACCAAAGATTAAAATGTTCTGCGAGGAGTTTCATAGTATAATGTCTAGACAATAGATACTTAAAAATAATAAAATATATAAACTAAAGGTATGGATAGTTCCATTCACCGCGTATATGATTACGATAGGTACTTTAGGGATAATGGTAGTTCTAATATACCCATACATAGCTCACTTTTACAAAATAAATGTTTTAAATTGTTAGCATTTGGTATGATTATAGGAAGCGCTATAACAATATTGAATTACCACATTTCTAATAAGAAAGATGATAAAGATGCATAAAACAACCCACTGCACAATGTGCGCACGGGTTCGAACCCCGTCACTGACAATACATTTTTAGTCAGTGTGTCCGAGTGGTCTAAGGAGGTGGATTTAAGTAACGTGTTTTTATATAGAAATTTAAATGTTTGTATATAAAAATGGTAAACAATAATAGTTCTCCCATGAATATAAATTCTAACGGACGGCGTAATACACGACGACCTATGAATGTAAATATGTCGAATGCTACAAACAATATGAATTATAATTATACAGGAGGTAATTCGGATAAAAAACGAAAAAGTGTTAATACACTCCCACAACCACAATCGAAAAGAAGAAATGCCGCACGCGCACGCCCTTTACCCGGCTCTACATCTTTTAGATTAGATGCATATATACCATGGACGGTCGTGAGAGAATTCAAGAATATTAGCTTACAATCTACACGAACACAATCGGAATTTACAGGTATTATTCCGGTAAGACAGCTTCAGGGTGGACCAGAGATAGCATTTGAACCCCCAACTAGGGAAACGAGTGGTAATAGAAACACCATAAATACGAAGGTAGTGAATCACGGTCCCATATTTAATTCTTATATGAGCTATCATTCTCACCCAGGGCTTCTTCCATTGGTAGAGAATGCGAGTTGCGATTTTTCCGGCCAGAAACTCTTTACACTTCCGTCTGATACTGATTTAAAAACTTATATTATTAATTATCCTCGTATGCAGGTTAACGTTATTTTAGATAGGTATGGGTATTATATAGTCGATTTTATAGAGTCTCATAATTTATCGAGTAATATTAAAAATATTAAAAATATTAAAAATATTAAAAATGAGATAGTGAAATCATATATTTCTATTATAAGTAAGTCTGTTTTTATAAATAAATCGATTGATGTAAAATGCCCAGGATCAAGAACCGGATGTTTGAGATATTATAAATCTACTATAGGCGAGTGGAAAAAATTGATAGATAAAGAGTTCAAGAACGTGAGTGGAAGTAAAGTACGCATAACATTTCACTCATATTGCGCGTCAGACAAGGCAAAAATAACATTCCTTAATAAACAATTTCTTGGTGTATAATATAATGAAGTATAATCAGATATTGCTCGCGACATCCTTTATAGGGGCAATTTTAATACTGGGTGTAGTTACACGATCCAAAAAAAGTGGTTGTGGATGTGAAAAAAGAAGGTAAATAAAGCCTAAGTGCTATTCTTGTTTAGATAATACCAAACGCAATGGACGAACTAATTCGCGAATTTAAAGCTCTCCGCACCGAGAATGAATCCCTCAGTGCGAAAGTGGACAAGATGGAACAGGACATGGTATCTATGAATAAAACAATTGCGGATATGAAGATTTTGTTAGAGAATTCTTCTAAGACGAAAAAGAAGCGCGAGTCTAAAAAGTCAAAAGAGCCAAAAGAGCCACGGGTTCAATGTTCAGCCAAGACTGCGAAGGGGGAACAATGTAAAAAGTCGTGTGCATCAGGACACCCCTATTGTTTGACGCATATGAAGAAGATGGCTGGGATCGGGTGCTGCCCACCCAAGGAAGAAACGGCTGCAGGCACATCAGGGGGTTCCGGGTCAGAAGATAAAAAGGTTTTAAAGAAGCCCACAGTTAAGAAGCCCACAGTTAAGAAAAAGAAACCCCCTCCACCTATGCATAATCACGGAATTGATGAAGTTCCTAAATCTCCTTGTACTCTATGCGAAAGTCATGGTGATGTATTTGATCCAGATTTACCGGATAAGGAATGGGAGGATATTCCAGTGAACGGTAAGAGTTTGGAGGCGCGTTTGAAGGAAATGCTTGAAAACGACGAAAAGGGGGATGTACCAAGCGATTCTTCAAACCAATGGGCTGATATGAACCCTGACGACGATCTACCCCCTTTACCACCCAATCTCAGAAATAATTAGATTTGTTATAAATATTATTAAAAGATACACAAACTATACACAAACTATACACAAACTTAAATTTTGGTCTTAGTTAATCTACTCAGCCTATCCCTCTCCTTATTCATGAAAATAGTCAATTGCGTAACCTCACCTGTTAAATACACTTTCCCATGAATCTTGATTATAGGGTCTTTCCACACCTGTCCGACGCGCACGAGGTTCACGTGCGTCATTTTAGTATTGTGTGATTTACTATGATGTATTGCTAATACTGCGGCATCCCTTTTTGTTTCCTTTGGGACTATATTTTCTTCACAACATATGATCACGTGAGCTCCCGCTCCACCATCTACATGCACCCACCATTCATCTGGTTTGGATGATTGTGTTAGATTATCATTTTCTTTTGCGTTTTCACCGACTAAAATCTTAATACCATCTATGGAAGTGTATGTCTTCATTAATTTCATAGCGTGGTATATCTTTATTTACTTTTTATCTATTTTTAAACAAATATAAAATAATGCGTCTATTATAAATGTTACTCTATTTGTTATTCCTTGTTGTTGTTTATTTGATATTTTCACATAAAGTGTCTGGGGTGTAAAAGTTTAATTAACACCAGGATAAAAGTTTAATATTAAACACAATAAAATGAAAAAGTTTAATTAACACCAGGATAAAAGTTTAATATTAAACACAATAAAATGAAAAAGTTTAATTAACACCAGGATAAAAGTTTAATATTAAACACAATAAA